GAAAATGCATTTAACCAAGCAGCGGCTGCGGCAGCAAGAGCTGGTAAAGATACATTTGAGTTTGGCGGAAAAACACACAAAACTACAATGAAAAAAGATGTAGCACACAAGCTAGATGACGATATCAATGTACTAAAACAGTTAGCAGGCATGGAACAATCGGTTACTGAAGATCCTAGCAAGCCAAATTTTCCATTGGAAATAAAACTAGCCGGTGACAGCATTTGGGATAAAGAAGATCAAAATCCAAAAACTGTTACAGTTACAGACTATGACATGGATAAGGACGAAGAAGGATATGTAAGTGTTACAGTTGAACATGACGGTCCTTGGACAGTATATACAGACACAGGATTTGAAGAAGCTATCAGTGAAATAATTGGCATGGATGTAGGCTTTAGCGAACAGGGCATGCAAGAAGATGGCAGAGCCCATTTAGAAGGTAACGACGAAGACGTTACTTTAGAACAAATTAAAAAATTATCAGGCATTTAACTTTGAGAGCTAGTGTAAAAACTAGCTCTTTTTTTCTGACATAAGTACTACTATAATGAGTGTAGATACAAACTTAATCAAAAGCCCGTACAAAAAGGAAAAGTTCAATCAACAACAGATTGAAGACCTTGTAAGATGTACACAAGATCCTCAATATTTTATTGAGAACTTTGTTTGGATTCAGCATCCAGTCAAAGGTAGAATGAAGTTTAAGTTGTTTGACTTTCAACGTGGACTATTAGATGCTTACCATAATCACAGATACAGTATAGCACTTATCAGTAGACAAATGGGTAAGTCAACTGCGGCTGGTGCATATCTGCTATGGTATGCTATGTATGTGCCTGATCAAACAATCCTTATTGCAGCGCACAAGTATAGTGGTGCTCAAGAGATTATGCAACGTATAAGATTTGCTTACGAACTATTACCAGATCATGTACGTGCAGGTGTTACAGCATACAACAAAGGTAGTTTAGAGTTTGATAACGGTAGTCGTATTATTGCACAAGCTACAACAGAAAACACTGGTCGTGGTTTAAGTATTTCGCTAGCATACTTAGACGAGTTTGCATTTGTGCGTCCTACTATTGCTCGTGAGTTTTGGACATCACTGAGTCCTACACTTAGTACAGGTGGTAAATGTATTATTACAAGTACACCAAATCAAGACGATGATCAATTTGCACAGATCTGGCGTGGTGCTTGTAATACACTAGATGACTTCGGAAACGAAAAAGAAGTTGGTAAAAATGGATTTAAAAGCTATAATGCTGATTGGAAAGCACATCCTGACAGAGATCAAAAGTGGGCAGATGAAGAAGAAGGTAAAATAGGCGAAGAACGTTTTCGCAGAGAACACCTTAATGAATTTATTGCGTATGACGAAACACTCATTAGTAGTTTAAAACTTGCTATGATGGAAAGCAAAGATGTATACAGACGTACAGGGCAAGTGCGATGGTATAAGAACATTACCAAAGGTGCTACTTATATTGCGGGCCTAGATCCAAGTTTGGGAACAGGTGGAGACAATGCTGCTATACAGATATATGAACTTCCGGGCATGCGCCAAGTAGCGGAATGGATGCATAATAAAACTAGCATCACAGAACAAATACGTATCATGCGCAGTATGCTAGTGCAAGTGCAAGAAGATGCACCAGACAGTGAAATATACTGGAGTGTGGAAAACAATACACTGGGAGAAGCGGCACTTGTGGTGATATCTGAAATGGGGGAAGAAAACATACCAGGTCAGTTTATAAGTCAGCCTCGCAGTGCTAACAGAGGATTCAGAAAAGGTTTTACCACTACAAACAAAAGTAAACTTGCAGCATGTAGTAAACTTAAAACTTGGATCGAAACAGACAAGATGGAAATTGCCAGTAGTGCATTATTGAGAGAGATTAAAACATTTATTGCCAGAGGCAGTAGTTTTAGTGCTAAAGACGGTGAAACAGATGATTTAGTAATGGCATGTGTTCTAGTTGTGCGTATTGCTCAACAGGTGGCGCAATACGACGAAGCTACATTTGATGAGCTCAAAGATAGTTTCTCAGATGAAGAGTCGGTTGAGCCTATGCCTTTTGTGTTTCTAACATAAATATAATAAAGGAACTATCATGATTACTAGTGAAAAAATTGCAAATGAGATCTTTAAGATTCTAAAAGGCAGCGGCGTCTCAGTACAGTTGTATACTGACGAAGGTGAAAACACAGTTGATCCTGATAATGCTAGAAGATTCTATCTTAAAGATCTAGGCAGTATGGTCAACTTAGATGAAACAGATAGTAACAGAGAAATACGTGTAAGTGTAAATCGTAACACAGACTTAGACGAGTTTAAAGATACGCTTTTTCAGATTAAAAATCTAGCTAATCGCAGTATTATTGAATACACACTAAAAAGTTTTACTAAAAAGATAGAACCAAAAGACCAAGATTACCAAGCGCAAAAGGTGAGAGACATGAAAATTGAAGAAGGTATTAGCCCAGCATACGGTACTAGCAAAAGCAGTTATCAAAAGCTAGAAAGTGCTAAACTTATTATTAAACACACAAAAGCAGTGAACGAAGAATCACGTGGCAGCAGAAGTAGAAACATCAATGCAATTTACATTGAAAATGCAGACGGTGAACGTTTCAAAATGCCTACCAATAATTTAGCAGGCGGCAGAGCTATGCTACGTCATGTTAAAGAAGGCGGCGAATTTGCTGATGCCTTTGGTAAGCATATTCAAGAACAAACAGTCGAACTCAAAAGATTAAAAGAGTTTGCCAATTACAGTAAGCGCAACAATTTGGTAAATGAAGATACAGCAGAAATAGTGGAAGCAGTCTCTCAGCGTATTTCTACTATTAGAGAATCAATCAACAAACTTAAAGGTTGTAAATGTTACAACGAAACAAAAGAGAAGTTTGAAGCAAAAGAAGTTAAGATTAACGAAACAGATCGTACAAAACTTCGTAACCAGTTTACAGTACGCACATTTGACGAAAGTCTAGATGATGCGCTACCGTATGTAAATGCATTAGTTAAAGAGATGAAAAGTCTCAAAGAGCGTGATGCATTTGCGGCAGAGACACTGGATAGTCTAGTCAATACTATTATAGGTATGGACAAAGTAAGACTACGCAAAGGTGTTGACGTCAGAAGCGATCCTGAAAATCCAATGGCTAATTCAAATATGAAAGACAAGTCACTTAACGTACAGTTGGGTGCGGCAGCTAGTTATCTAGCAGGCGTAATCGATGGCGGTAAAGATCAGGATCAGCTCGCAGTATTGTTGTCAAGATTTGACGATGAGGTTGACAATATCAAAGATGGTGCTATGTTAAAGAAAGCAGTTCTTGCTATCAAAACATTAGTGTCTAAGACAAAGCAACCAGCGAGCGAAACCCGTGTACCCAGTGAACCAATTGAAAATACATTTGAACACGCATTTGAAAAATACGATTTCAATAAAATATTCGGTTGACAGGCACACAAAAAACACATATACTAGTGACTATATGTTAGTAGTCACAAAGGCATACTTAGGCATAAAACATAGGCAAATTATAGGAGAATAACTATGGCAACATTGGCAGAAATTCGAGCAAAACTACAAGCATCAGAGGGCGGCAATCGTAGCAGCTCAGGCGGAGGAGGCGATAACGCTATCTTCCCATTTTGGAATATCCCAGAAAATTCAACAAGTGTATTACGCTTCTTACCAGATGGTGACGCAAGCAACACATACTTTTGGCGTGAGCGTCAAATGATTCGTTTGGAATTTGCTGGAGTGAAAGGCGACCCTAACAGTCGTCGAGTCACAGTGAACGTTCCGTGTAATGAAATGTGGGGACCGGTGGGCAGTTGCCCAGTACTATCAGAAGTACGTAACTGGTTTAAAGATCCTGCACTGGAGGACATGGGCCGTAAGTATTGGAAAAAGCGTAGTTACGTATTCCAAGGCTTTGTAGCTGAAAACAGTCTACAAGAAGATACTACTCCCGACAATCCAATTCGTAGGTTTATCATCAATCCAAGCATCTTTAATATTATCAAAGGCGCACTAATGGACAGTGATTTTACAGAACTTCCTACAGATATTGAACAAGGTACTGATTTCCGTCTTACTAAGACAACAAAAGGTCAGTATGCAGATTATTCAACATCTAGCTGGAGTCGTAGAGAGCGTAGCTTAGACAGTAACGAACGTGCAGCAATTGACGCACATGGGTTGTTTAATCTAAATGATTTCCTTCCCAAGCAACCAACGGAAGCTGAATTGACTATGATTGGTCAAATGTTTGAAGCAAGTGTTGATGGTCAAATGTATGATCCAGAATTGTATGGTAATTTTTATCGTCCAGCTGGTGTACAAATTGATACATCAAACAGTGCGCCAAATAATTCAGCGGCCAAGCCTGCGGCACAGAGTGTTCCGCAACCAACACCGGCACCTACAACAACAGAGGCTCCGGTAGTAGAGGCGTCACCAACTCCTGTCACTCCACCTGCACAACAAGAAGCAGTAGCAGCGGCAGTAGCAGCTACAGCACCAGCAGGTGGTGATAGCGGTGAAAAGCCAAGTGCGCAAGATATCTTAGCAGCAATTCGCAATCGCGGAGCATAATCAAAACATCTAACACAGTAGGCGGCAATAGTCGCCTACACTATATTCTTGGAGAAATTAATGGCAAAGCCTTTTGACGTAAGTAAATTCCGCAAAAGTATTACTAAAGCGGTGCCCGGACTAAGTGTTGGGTTTAACGATCCGGACACATGGATCAGTACAGGTAATTATACACTAAACAAACTAATCAGTGGAGAATTTGAAAAAGGTATTCCACTGGGTAAAGTAACAGTACTCGCAGGAGAATCAGGCGCAGGCAAAAGTTATATTGCAGCAGGCAATGTAATCAAGTCAGCACAAGAGCAAGGTATCTTTGTAGTACTAATCGACAGTGAAAACGCACTGGATGAAAAGTGGCTACATGCACTAGAAGTAGACACAGCAGAAGACAAATTACTTAAACTTAATATGAGTATGATCGACGATGTTGCTAGAACTATCAGTGACTTTATGAAAGACTACAAAGCAGAATACACAGACAAGGAACACAGCGAGCGTCCTAAAGTATTATTTGTAGTTGACTCGTTGGGTATGCTACTAACACCTACTGATGTTGACCAGTTTCAAAAAGGTGATATGAAAGGTGACATGGGTCGTAAGCCCAAAGCACTAACATCACTAGTTCGTAACACAGTTAACATGTTTGGTGAATTCAATGTAGGACTATTAGCAACTAACCACACATATGCAAGTCAGGATATGTTTGATCCAGATGACAAGATCTCAGGTGGACAAGGCTTTATCTATGCATCAAGCATTGTTATTGCAATGCGTAAACTTAAACTTAAAGTAGATGCAGACGGCAACAAAACATCACAAGTACATGGTATTAGAGCAGCGTGTAAAGTAATGAAAACACGTTATGCTAAACCTTTTGAAAGTGTACAGGTAGAGATCCCATACGAAACTGGTATGAGTCCTTATAGTGGACTTGTTGAATTCTTTGAAGCAAAAGAGATTCTAAAGAAAAGCGGTAACAGTTT